ATTCTATACCCTTCTTGCAGTTCTGGCAAGAGCCACTGGTCCACCCGAACACATTGATCCCAGTTGGCAGGATGAGAACAACTCACAACCACCACAGTGAAGAATGCTCTCAGGTGAATCCAGAAGGAAAACATCAGCGATCGTTTGCAGCACGAACTTCTGAGTTGTGAACATTGAACTCACCACCAGGATAACGCTTCTTCAGTTTGTTGACATTAGTTTCGATTACCTCATCGAAGGAAATATCAAGTGCCATTGTAGCTTGAGCAACATACCACATAACGTCACCCAACTCAATAATGAGATGCTCACGATTATCTTCGTTCCACGGTTTTCCTTGGAAGACCATCTTCTTAATGATCTCAAGGAACTCACCCCCTTCAGCATTAATTCCAACACCAGCAGTAAGAAGTCTCTCAATATTGGCACCTTGTCTATCAAGAGCACCAATACGATCAGCAAAGTCAACAAAGTTTGTAGAGCACTCTGAAGTAACTGCTGCCACAAATTCTTCATAGCGGTCAAATTGAACGGTCATGTTTAAATTACGAATTGGGAAAATTTGTCTAGTCTAGATTGCCTGTCAGAGATATCATCTAGGCGGTCCATGGTCTCCTCTTCAGGAGAGTCAGAAGATAAGATATCACCTTCGGAGTCATCGACATTATACAGCTTCATTTTTGATCTGTCAATGCCTACAGTGAAGCGTCTGTAATAGGCAGCATCGTTGTATCTGTTCTTGAGCTGCTTGATCATGATACGACCTGACTGCTCTAGTTCTTCAGTAGATATAAGAGCAAGCATAAGATCGGCAGTAGCGGGAAGACCAAAAGATTCACTAGTATCTGTGAGGTCAACATCACTATTGCCAAAACCACTCCTAGTAGTTTGAGTAGCAGTGACAACAGGGAGATCATGCTCGACTGCAAGACCACGTAACTCTTCTGCAATCGCTTTAACATAGGTGTAAGAGTTAACAATATGTCCTGTGTATCGCGATGAAGCACAGATGTTCAGATAATCAACGAAGATTATATTAGGTCTGAAGTCTTTCTTAAGTGAGAGATCACTCAACAATGACTTGAAATGTCCAGAGTGTGCAGCAGCAGTAGGATACTCTTTGATAATCAATTTACCTTGAGACTTCCTACCAATCTCATTGACTCTGCTTTTAAAGATTGCTTCGGGCATCTCACCAATCTCTTGGATGTTGACATTCAAAAGATTAGCATCAATACGTTCAGCAATCTTTTCTTCTGCCATCTCTAGTGTGATGTAGAGGACATTATATCCAATAGAAAGACATGCTGCTGCCATATGACACATGAATAGTGACTTACCAACACCTGTACCAGCAAGAGCAACGTTGAGTGTCTTGTTAGGAATACCACCCTTGGTTACCAGATTCAACTTATCAATATCAAAGGGAATCTTGTGCTCTTCAAGGTGATAATAGTCGTATCTTTCGTCTACATTCTGTATGTAGTCGTGTCCGATGTGTTCATCAAACGATACTGCGAGAGCCTCTTGTAGGATACCTGGGATCGCCCCCTTTGATACTTCCTGTTCACCTGATCCCTCTGCGATTTTGATAGATTCAAGGAGGGCGTTGTAGACTGCCCTCTCCTGGCACCATTTCTCCGTCGCATCGACAAGCCACTTCGTCTCAATAAACTCTGTACCAAGCGAGTTAACATACGATACAGTTTGCGTATAAGTTTCTTCAGTAAGATCATTACGTTGAGTTAAATTAATGATTAGGACTTCTTTAGTCGGATACTTATCATACTTGTTAGAGAATTCTTGAATCTCTTCAAAGAGAACTCGCTCCGATGGTTCCTGAAAGTATTCACCTTTAATAAAGGGAACTACCTTACGAAAATACTCCTCATTGCAAAGCAGATTTCTCAATACAGAGTGTTCAAGCTTCTCCGTCATTATCTGCTCCGTACAAGAATGTCTTCTGTGCCTGTTTATCTAGTTGGGCAAGAACTTCGGGTGTAAAATAGTGCTCGGGGTCTTTCAAGATCTGTTTGGCATAGACTTTCTTGCCGTCAATTTCATATCGACCAGCAACATTCTTCCACAGACCTGCTGTCTCACCGAGCTCAAGCAATCCATAGTATTTTTCTAGACCACGTTCATCAAAGAAGAGTCTTGTTTCAATCTTGGAACCTTCTCGTGTCAAACGAGACTTTTTAGCCTCGCATTTGATAATGTTTCCGACGAGTACCGTTCCATCTTTCTCCTTTTTCTTTCCGAGATAAACGATTGTAGAGGCGGAATATTTGAGACCACTTCCTCCTCCCATTTCTTTTGCAGGAACGTAAGAACCGATGACATCATAGGTATGATTAGTAACTAACATAGGTATGTTAGCCATTCCCAACTTCAGGGTGAGCACTCTGAAACAAGACTTAATCAATTGAGATTTTGTCATGTCACGAACTTGTTTATCGTCCGTAGCGTCCTGCACTTCTTTGTTGGTGGCTAGCATACCAAGAGAGTCTAGCACAAACATCAGGGGTTTGCGATCCTGTTTAGGCGTTTCCATATATTTGTCGATGATCCTGACTGCCTGTGTCCTGAACTCCTCCACTGTATTGACAGGGAAGATGATCATACGTTTAGAGTCGATGCCACGACTCTCAATCATCTGCTTACTAATGGCAGACTCGGTTTCAAAATAAAGGACGCCAGCATCAGGATCAATATCAAGGAAATTACGAACGACAGAAAGGCAAAAGAAAGTCTTTCCAGTCCCCGATTCTCCTGCCAGGGCTGTAATTTTATTGGAAGGAATACCTCCAAAAATGCTGCCACTAACCAGGGCATTAAAGATATAACTGCCAGTATCAACAAAATCTTCAACGTCACCAGCAGCAATGCCGTCAGATGCACGAGAAGCAAACTCATTCTTGGTGTCCTTGAGAATAGAGGATAAGAAGTCCATAATTAAAGAAATGATAGTAGTGAAATAGTTTTTTCCGAGTCCCAACCGATACAGTTTAGCACATTTTTGAGAGGTTCATAGAATGATTTCTCAAATTGCATCTTGTGATCGATGTACTTCTCGATATTAAACTCTGTGGGTATTCTACCCATAAAGGAGATAGTATTCTCCATGATAGGATTAGGAGTTCTCAAATATAAGAACTTAATCTTCTCACCCTCTTGTATCAACGCATGTTTGTTCTCGATCTTATGTTTTCTCACGTAAAAATTGTACAAAAGAGCACCCCTAACGTGAATAGGTGTACCTTTGGAATAGATGTCAGTTCTTGACTTGTACTTGGACAGATTGTTTACACCACGAGGGAATGCAATGTTCTGATAGTCTTGTTTCTTGGTTTCTTCTCGCACGTCATCGATGAATTTAATAACATCATCGTTACTACCGTTGATAATGATAGTGTATGCCTTCAGAAGCTTGTCTCGGAAGAACGCAGGAGTAGATGAACGTGCCGTCTCCATACCACAGATCTTCATCTTGGGTTCAGAGTAACGAACACCCTCACTGTCCCAGACGTTGAGGATATATCGTTTCTTGGCGGTCCAGATGCCCTTGGAAGCGATGTTCTCCCGCTTCATCTTCATCTTCTGCGCGTATGCCCGAACATAAGTGGAGAGTTCTTGGTAAGAACTTTCAATAAACTTCTCAAATTCCACCTCACACACCTTGTTAAGGAACCCAACAATGACTTCATCATTTGCCTCTCGTCCCTTGAATACCTCCTGCACCAAAGGACCGAGGTTAAGATACATAGAATCGGTGTCGCAAGCAATAACGTAATCAATGTCATTTGTCTTCAGAATATTGTTTAAGTATTTGTTAGTCTTGTCACTGATCCAACGAATAGACAACTGACCAGACAAAGTAATTGCTTCGGCAATCTCTAATCGAAAGTATCGAAAGTGTTCGTTACCAATAGCACCATAAGCAGAGTTGAGTTGGATCTTCCTTGCCATCTGAATGTTGTTACAGCGAGAAATTTCTTTCTGCAATTCGACAGTAGGTGTCTTCTCATACTGCTGCTTGGCAGTAAGCATCTTCTTTTTATAGATGGTTCGTTCCTGATAGATCTTCTCCATCAGCTTGGGTAAGAAACCCTGGGTTTTTGTGTCATAATAGGTGCCATTAGGACACACTGTGACGCCCTCCAGGGAGCTTGTGTCTATTTCCTTGGCAAGTAGTTTCTCGACGTTTGCGCTAGGGTGACGGGTAGGTAGCAGCGTCTCTGGCGAGAGATTGTACTGCATAATGAGGTGAGGGTATAGGGAGTTGAGGTCAAAAGAGACAACCCAGTCATAGATCCCTGGAATAGGTTCCTTAACATACGCTCCAGCATACTTTGCATCCTTTTGTGATTTACGTTTAGGTGGAATAGCAATCTTCTGACGTGCAAGATACACATAGATGATGTTATCCCACATACGGACCTGTGAATACACATCCTCAAAATTTACTTTGGCATCATATGCCATGGTGACAGCTAGT